GTACTCCTCTTTCATTTTATCATCTGACATGCATCTTGAGATGAAATCAGATTCAGATTCTTTTGGTGTTGGTTGTGGTATTGGCATTATTTGCAATATTTGATGTAAAACGTATACGGCACAACTTTGAGCTTTGCAAGTATCCAGATCAATGCTCTGTATTTCTTGAAATCATATCTCTCAAAGTTCTTTCTGTCCAGCTTTCTGATGGAGATCAGTTTCATGACTCTCTGCTCAATGGCTCCCAGTTTGGTTGTGTCGAATGTTGATGGCTGATTGAATATGGCAAGAGCTTCATCTTTCTTGAGCTTGCCACTTCTCACCTGTGCTGAGAGATACACAATTCTCTTGTCAATTCCGAACTTGACAGGCAAGAGATATGATCCCACAAACTCAGTGTAAACATTCTCACAATGCTTGCCTCCATAATCTTGCCAGTTGATGAATCTTTTCATTTCCTCCTCCATTGACTCACGATCCCACTTGTAATGGAATGGTCTAACATTCTTGATGCCCATCAGAGCATAGAACAATTGGTCTTTGAATGTGAATAGTGGATAGTTATGAAGCTCAAGGCCACTATACTTGTTGTAAACTGATCGGATGTATTTTGCATCCATGTATGTCCATCCCTTTGGAGTTGATCCCTCTGTTCTGAAATCATGGCCATTGAGAATGTACTTGATGCCATACTTGTGAGCTGTGTCATACATCAGCTTGGTCATGGCAATGTCGTTTGGTATATCTGCATCAGGAAGGCCAGCCCAGAGGAATGCATCATTGAGCCTGTCATATTCACTCTTGTTGACTTGATATGTGATGCAATCAACTCCGAGTTTTTGGACCAACTGTGTCATGTTGTGGACAGCCTCTGGAGCATTCCAATTGTTGTCAAAGTGAATGACCAAGGGCTTGAGATTCCAATATCTGACCGCTGCATAAAGCAAGGTTGATGAGTCCACTCCTCCAGAGATTCCCATGATGCAATTGTATTTTTTATCCATCCCTTTGTATCTGATGGATTTAATTAGATGCTCCAGGGCACCAGGTCCTGATGCTTGTCTCTCCAGCTCATCATGGAGATCACAGTATTCACATTGATGCTCTCCTATCTCTGCAAAAGAGTCATTAAATAAACAGCGTTGACATTCTTTCATAGTTCACAAATGTATGATAAATTTTTGATACTTCTTTATTACTAAATTCTCTCAGTGAATATTCCAGCATGATGTTGTCACATATATCATCCACTGAATGCCAGGGGATTGATGCTGGCAGATCACCATTGTATATTGACCTCCTCCCCATGAGGCCCATCTCAATGTTGGTATTTGGGCAACCATCATGGGGTGTCAATCTGAGATTGATAAAACATTGAGAATAGACACTGACCAGCTCCTCTCTTGAGAATGTGTCATGACCAGCTCTGATGATTGGAATGTCAATCCTCTCCTTGATCTCATTGATCAGTTGCTGTCCATAGAACTCTGGGCTGTTGCCAGAATACCAGAATATCTTGTCACCATTAGGCACACATGGCCACATCTCAGCCTCAACAGCATTGAATGGATAAACCATTGCATCCACTCCCTTACTCTCCAGTGTATCAGCCACTCGTTGAGATACTGCAATGTTCACAGCTGAGTTGAGAGTATCAACCCACTCCTCTCTGAGATCCAGGGCATCTGATCCAAACCATATGACTGTTGCTCCTCCGATATGTTTTGAGAATATGTTGAAATCCTCCTCTCTGTACATGCCCATGAATATTGCTGGAAAAATGAAATTGCTGTACGGCACCAGGTTATATTTCTTGATGAGCCCTTTATCAAGGCCAGCAAGAGATTCTGAGATGTGTGCCTGATTCATAGTGTGAATATTTCCTCAAAATTAAATACACAATAAGCCTACAAATGTTATCTCCGTAATAATTAATGGAGTCTCTAATCTAAATGCTAATTTGTCAATAACTGGAAATTGATTATCATGAGCATCTAAATATTGCTTTAAATATTCTCTTGCTTCTTGTCGTGTCATAGTAATTGTTTTAGTTCATTGAATCCATTATCAAGCAGACTAATATCGCATTTCTCTGACTTGAGAGCTCCTGACCAGTGATCTGAGAATTTATGCTTGTTGGTCCATTTATCTGTACTGATTGACAAGAGTCTGACATCTTTCTCCTCATCCTTGATCACAGCAATCTCATCAACCAGTCTGATGGTCTTGAGATACATTGACCAGTCGAGCCCTGATGATAGTCTTGGATCAAATGGTTGCCAGTTTATTTTTTGAAGGAGATCAGCTCTGAGCACTCTGCCAATGCCTATTGGCTCATATTGTCGTTGGCCTTTGGCATATCCTGGCCAATGGACCAGCCTCACCTCATCAGAGACATCAGCAAAATGACAGCCAAGCATTCCAATGAATGCAAAGTCATTGAGAGCATCACTGACTGATTGAATGTAATCATCAGAGGCCCAGTCAGAGGAGCCCATGAATATCACTCCATCAGGAGAATAATTTTGGCAAGCCATGAATCCAGCATTCCACTTGTTGCCAAGAGGATCATTGCTGATTGATATGAACTCAACATTAAATTCTTTGGCAATGTCAAGAGCTTCTCTCTCATGGCCCATAATTATTGGAATGACTCCTTGCCTCTTTAATCTGGAGATAGTGAGTCTGACAAGAGGAAAACGGCCAAAAACAGGCACTGGAGCACAGAGTTTCATGATAGGGCTTGTATTAAGTCTTGTTTTGTTGATGTATTTGGCATGTTGATGCCTCTCCTCTTGGCCTCTGCCTTGAGTTGATTGAAGGTCATTGATGTGATTGATTCTTGCTTGATACCAATGAAATGAATCTTAGGGCTCTTTGGTGCCATATCAGTCTGATAGTGGTTGCTGAGTTTCTGCATAGCATTTCTGATGCATGTGCCACATCCAATGTTCAGTGTACCAAATCCAGCCCATTTGTACCAATCAGCCAGCTCTCTCTTGAGAGGAGCATCAAGAGCAAAGGATCTGGTCAATATATATCTGTCAACTTGAGATTGCAGCTCATCACTTATTTTCATAGATCAAGATTAAGTCACTGATTAGATATGATATGAAACCAAGAGCACAGAGCCTCCATTCATAAAGGGAAAAAATTGCCACTGTTGTCCAGAATGACATACAGCTCTGGCAATTAAATGGTTTGATATTGGGCATGCCCAAACTCTGGAGAGCCCTGGCAATCCCCACTGATAAAAGAGGAATTATGTAAATCATATTTGAATTTATTTATTGCTTTGTTTATAGTATCCAGGTTGATTCCTGTCAATCCTTTGATTTCTCTGTATGTCATGCCCATGAGTCTCATCTTTGTGATCTCTTTACAGAACAGCTCCTCATCATTGTCAGGAGATTGCTCAAGGTAAGCATCCAGGATCTGTTGATATTGACTCTCATTGTACATGTCATCATCTGCTATTTTGTCGAATCCATCTGGGATGGGCACTGATCCTCTGTACAATTGGTTGAACTTTGATTCTTTCCAGTTGTATTGGTTGTATGCCCATCTGGCAAATACTCGAGGGAGATCTTGTTCTTTGATGTCGAGTTTTGCCAATAGCAAAAAGACATGTGGGACAAGGTCATGAAATAAGTTATTTCCTCCAGTGATCTTGTAAGCGATATCATATGCCTCTTTTTTCCAAAATTCCACATCACTAAGTTATTGTTTTTTGACATACCAAGAAAACCATCTTTGATAGAAGTCATCATTAACATTCTTTCCAGTAAGGAATCTATGGATCTTTGATGGATTGACATTCAAGTCCTCTGCCAGGTGAACAGCCTTGTATCTCCTGGAAAGCCTGGAGAGAGTTTCTCGGATCATCCAGTCCTTGATGCTCTCTCCATCTTTTAGGGCAATTAAAAAATGCCTTGCACTTTCCATGCCTCAAGTGTGTTGAAATATTTGACTTCTCCTTGTGGGCTTTTCCACTCTCTGCCTTTGAGATTGAATGACACTGTAATCTCCTCACCAACTCCAAATGGATCAATCATATCTGTTCTGTCATTGAGTAGCTCAAATGTGATGAACTGCTCATATTTGTCCTCATTTGTTTTGATTGTGAATGATCTTGTTGAGAATTTCTCAGATCTCTGTTGTGTTTGTCCTTTGACATGCAAGATGCCTTTTACTTCATTGTTCATATTATTCTGATTTAAAGGTTAATAAAATACTTAATTAATTCTATTACTATAAAAATTCTAAATATGTCTATAAAACTAAATCTATTTTTTTTAGATAGTTCCATCCATGTATGCTTTAATAATTTCATTTTATTTTTATTTATAGTTTTGATTATAATATTCATTTGCTAACTTTTCATTATGCTCTCCATAAGCACCTTTATCAAATTCAGATTGTCCATTTATATGAGATAAAGTTACTTGCTCCTCAAACATTGCTTTGGCTTGTTTAAACATATCATATAATCTGTCATCATTTGATATATAATATCTTATTTGTTCTTCTAAAAATTCTACTGCTGTCTGTTTATTGTCACATTTATCGTTAACATTTGTGACATTTACTTCCATACCTATTGCTGTTTGGATAGCTCCTCTTATTACACTATTAGGGTGTATTGAGTTTCCATTCTGTAACATTACTTCTATGCTTTCAAGTAGTTGAAGCATTTCTAAATGTTGTTTTTTTAATTCTTTCATTTTACTTGTTATTAAGTTGTTGCATATATTGTGAATAAAACTCTGATGCATCTCTCAATCTGGAGAGCATCAACTCCTCAAGGATATCATCTCTGTCATATTGGATCACAGTGATTCTCTTGGTTGGATCAATGTGAGATACCTTGTGAATATCTCTGTTGTCCCAGTCAGTCAAGAGCTCATCATCTGTGTCAATCATGCAAAAGATCACAAATGCTCTTGGCTTGTTGAATAGATGCATATATCCTCTGACTTGCCATTCATATGAATCAGCATCCTCTGGCAAGGCTGGAAAGGTCTCAAGGCTCCAGGATGTTTTGATGTCAATGATGGAATCATCAGTGATGATATCTGGATGTCCTGAGAGATATCCTTGAGTCTCTCTCAATTGATTCTTGACAAAGTTGCTACCAAACCAAACTGAATTGACCAGAGCAATGGATTCCATTTCATACTCTGTGCCCTTTCTCATTTCCTTGGTTTCAAACTTGCTGGTGTATCCATAGAAATTCTCTTTTGCCATTTTCCTAATGTGGCTCTTGGCTGTCTCTGATAAGCTCTCAGACTTGTTCCTTGGATTGGTCATGAGCTTTGCTAATGATGAACATCTGAATATCATAACTGTGCCTCCTGTTCTGGTGTTAGTTTGTACGTTTTTTTCAATTGCTCTATTGAAAATTTACCCTTTTGAATAGCACTTAAAGCATCTTGAAATCTCTCCTCAGTTATTGATGGCAGCTCTTTATTAGTTTTGCTCACCTCATTGCCATCATCATCCACAGCTTGCAAGGCCAGGATTGCCTGTAATGTTGCCCTACGGTAGTAAGTTGTTGCACTGATCATCTTTTGTGGATCTGTAATCAATGGCAATGACAGCCATGATTCAATCATCTGACCAGAATCAATATCAATGATCTGAGTCACAAGCACTGTGTCATGGATTGGCTGCAATAACAACAGCCCATTCTCATGCAAGATTGGCTCAACAGTCTCCAGGAGAGCATTGATATCAGCATATGATTTCTTGAAATGTGGATTCGTTGCATTTTTAACAACCTTTCCAATGCTCAGCTTTGCTCTGTGGAGCTTGCTGTACAAACTGATTCCAGTAACTGGATCAGCTTTTTTTGCCCTCAACTTCTCTGATGTTGATGGGATGTCAAAATTTAATTGATTTTCCATATATGATGTTATTAATTTTTACAAATGTAGTGAAAAACTTTCATACCAAAGCACAAAAGAGTCAAAATCTTTTGCAATGTAATATGTTCCTCCAGCTCTCTCAACATCCAGTTGATATTGTTTCTGAGCATCTGATTGCCTGTCCTTTCCATATTTGACCTCAATCTTAACTGATCTGCCTCTGATGGTTGCTGAGATATCAGCTGTGCCCTTGGTGCCTGTTCCTGGAGTCCACTTGCCAGGGAGTTGTTTGAATGTATCACCAACTTGAATCTTGTTGCCAGCTCTGTATTGTCCTTGATTGGAGATCCTCTCAGCTTGTCCTCCCATTGCCTTGATCCAAAAGATGATGCACTTTGTTAGGTTATTGGCTGAGTTATCTTTCCAGTCAGTCAATGGAATCATCTCCTCTCTCATGGATGGATATTTCTCTTTGAGTTGCTCCAGCTCCAGGGCTTTGAGTTTGTCTCTGTTAGCTTTGTTCATAATCATTGAATTTATTGAATTCATCCTCTGTGACTCTCTTGACATCAAATTGATTTGGATTTGTTGTGCAATTAGCAACAAAATAGTGACCTTCCTCTTTTAGCTTGTCCATAATATCAAAGAGAATTGTCTTGTGCATATCCTCTCCGACCTCAATAATAAAGTATTTTTTTTCATCTTATTCTGATTTAAAGGTTTCGTTGTAGTATTGTTCTATTTTAAAATCCCCATTTACTTTATAATGTCTGTGACATTTATAAGCAAACTTACACATCTGCTCCTTCTCCATTGCTTTTGCTTGATGTAATTGAGCTATCAAATCATCTATACACCAATGAGAAGCACCATTGTTTTTTTGCTCAATAAAGTATTGAATCATTTTTTCCACTGCTGTCTGTTTCATTTTTTCTCAATTTTAGTTATCCAATTTATTACTGTTCTTCTGCTCACCTGGAGAATCTCTGATACTGTTGTTCTGTTCAGATCAGGATCTGATTGATACATTGCCAGGAATTGCTCATATTTATTTGTGCCATGACTTGCCAATTTCCTGAGATCAGCTTTCTCTTGAGCATCTTGCTTGACAAGTTTACTCATGTTGATAAAATAATCACTGAGTCTCTCAGCTCTCAACATTGCCTCCTCACAAATTGACAAAGCATCTGAGCCATCCTCTGAGCTGATTAAGATATTCAATATCATTGCAAATCTTGGAATGTAGCTCTTTTGTTTTGGCAGCATTGATTTCATGTATTCATTCTCATCATCTGAATTCTGCATCTCAGATATCTTGTCATGAATTCTGATCCATTGCTCATTGGCCTTTGGAGAGAATCTTGTCACATGTGGAATGATCTCACCTTTCTCATCAGTTCTAAAAAAGTTCTGTGCAATTGATTCCTTGAGTCTGATCATGAAATTCTCATACCATGACATCAATTCATAATCAAGAATATTGGTATTGTATTTCTCAACAGATAGCTCTGGATATGATATTAAGATCCTGTCAATGAATCCATTCTCTTTATTTACTCCTGTTGCAAATTGCTCAAAGATATCTGGTTGAATACCTCCAATTACAGGAATGAATGGCTTGTCAACAAATGCACTCTTGGCTGTCTTTCTGTTCAGAGATATGCTCTGACCATTCCAAGATGATAGCCAGAATTCAAGATCAGATCCAGCCCTATATTTGTTCATATCCTTAAACCATCCAGCAAGCTCATCCTTGAATACTCCAATACAATTTGGATTGGTTTCATGCAAGTCAATCAATGCCTCCAGAGTAATATCACCAACAATGAATTGCTCAGATCTTGGCTTTTTTATCTCCTC